GCAGAATATTGTACAATGGCGTGGTGAAGTAAAGCCATGGACGCCCACGAGGACAGAGTCCCCATGGGTTGCCCACGGTTATACCGAACCACACGAGGCAGTGTGTCAACTACGCCCTCCTCAGGTGCTTTGAACCAGCGATCAGTCAGAAGAAGCGACCAGAGGGCCACTCGCTCTTCGGGCCAGATACCCCTTAACAGGGTCTCATAAAGCTCCAATGGAATGAGATCAGTAGCAGACTTAAGATCAATTGACCATACGGTCTCATGATTTTGTTCTGCGAAACTCTTCACAGAGTTAATCTGATTAAAGGTTCCATCTGACTCGAAAGTCGATAGAACCTGCATCATCCACTGGTGCACAGGGTGCATCACCCGTTGAGTCCAATAGTCTACAACAGCTATGGTTCTCACCTTCCCGGCAGGTTCGTATAGCATACAAACCTTACCGAGGAATAATTCTTCTTTCGAAGGATAGTGAGCCTCAAGCTGCTGTATATGTTGGAAACTGGCTTCGAAAACACGAGGGGTCCTCTCATCCCCAATGTGCTTACACCACTCCAACACGTAATTACGGGGAGCTAAGCTCCACGCAAAGGCGTCGTAGTGGGCCCCAAGCAACCCTACAGGGTTATTTGGGCCAGCACGTAAAGGGATGTAGGGCGCCTGATCATCCGGAATAGCTAGTTTTGGGATCATAAGATGTAGTTTTCCAGCCGCCTTACAGTTAGATTTAACTGTGATTGGCCAGAAAACATTCTTACAGAAGTCAGCGAAATTAGATAGTTCAGAACTGTCTAAGATCGGATGATTTCCTACGACACTGTCAAGTGTCTGTAGTTCGTAAGTTCCTTCTATCACTTTATATGATGAAAGGATTGACTCCATCAGCCTGATGGTGTCAGTACATCCACTAGCGATTCGTCTCCTTATTACTAAGGGGATGACTCGGGGTATTCCAGAACGCGCTAAACCGACAGGTGTGCCTAGAAGCCAAGGATTCTTGACAGGATTTCCCGACAGATAATGATTCATGAAGAGCATCGTGTTCTTCATCTTCATTATAAGGGCCTGAGGCCCTTGTGTCGCGTAGATTCTACCAAGATCCCTGGCGAGCTTTGCCAACGCTGATCGCAAAGATCTAGAAGGGACTAATGGACCCCCTAGTCTATAGTCGAGGATTAAACCCCATCTGTAGACCAGGGACATCACGGTTTCCCGCGAAGCTGTGACCATAGGACCTTTATTATCACCCCCTAGCTTAGCTAAGGGACCAAGTGATGATAAATACCACGAAAAGAATTGACCCCATCCACCTGAGACTCGGTCTCGGAGAATCTGTGCTTTTCGCAAAGCACGATTATAGGCTTTGGATGATTTCTCATCCTTAACCTCTGCTCCTAGTTTTTCAAGATACTGCTCAAATTGAGCAAGTGTCATTTGATCAACGTCGGAGCGCCGATTCTGAGTTCCCGCCGGACTCTTCTCTTCTTTGGTGTCTACTTGAGGATCCTCTGGATCCGCAGTACTATCCATCTCAATTTCCTCGGCTTCTTTCAAAGCCTGGGTTATTGTTGGTGTAGGACCACGGGGAACCTTTGGTTCCTCTTTCGTCCTAGAAGAAGAAGAAGGGGAAGGAGTGGGGGTGGTTTGGGTCGTGGTACTAGAACTTGCTGGTTCATCCCCGGGGCGGGCTAAGACGACAAGGGGTAGATCTTGTGAAAGTGAGACTCTCACTTGAATCTTGTAGTCTTTCTCAGAAAGATAGAGGATTCCAGTGGCGTCTGCAGGATCTACTACTGCGATGTGACCCGCTTTTACACGGTCCCATTGTATAGCTTTATACAAAGGGTGCCACGGTCGGTTCATAAGCCAAGCAGTTGCATGGAATTGTCTAAAAAGCATTTTCATGTTAATTGTGAGGTTTAAATGGTCCTAATCCTATCCCCCCCACTTACGTGGAGGAAGGCAGGCCGGCCACCGAACCAACTAGGAGTAGTTTGCTACAGTTTCAACAGAGCGCACCACTCAACCCGCCATTAGTTCGGAAACTAACATCCGGGCAAAGGGCGTGGTAACGTCGGTGTTTCCTCTGTAACCCTATATGTATGTCTAGAAGGCCTGACTAAAGGCTGAGAGAACCAAACTACCGAACCATACAGGCTGGGGACTCAAATCCCAGCGGTACGGTAAGATAGTTCAGGGCTCTCTGCCACCAAGCAGGCATTCTTCCTAAGATGGCCTATTAAACCATCTTCAGGAAACGTACGGACTAGGGGAGTCACTCCTAATCCTTGATTTCTTCTCACGAAGATAACCAGGTTGCTAAGCAACCCACGTTAAAATACCTGTTTGTGCCTATGTCCTGGAGACTAGGTCCTTCTACACAAAATAGCGGTGCACCCCTTTCGGGGTGTAAGGGAGTGGCATTGGGGCGCGTACTCCGGTGCGCCTCTAGTGGCAACGTCTTCTTACCAGTTGGTGAACTGGTTTAAAGAAATCACCTGGGGTGATGGTCATAATACCATCATTGGAAAGGGCTCTGCAAAGAGCACTTGGAACCTAGACATTCCTGTTTAGGAGGAGGGTTCAAATCCCTCCC